TTACCATCACCAACAGGGAATTTAGTAAAAAAGTCATACAAAGCACGAGCTTTTACGCCAAGTTGTCCGATAGTGTTTAAACGTACCGAAGCGGTGTTATTTGTTATCGAGGCTCTTGTTACGTTTGCTTTTAAAACGATTTCTTTTTTCTCACCTTTGGCAATTTTAGCAATCACCTCTTTGTTTGATTTTAGCTCCTCAGATAGTTTAACTTCTGTACCGCCTTTGTTTTCCATGCTGTCTTTGATTTCATTAATCAAATCTCCCAATGCCTTAACTTGGTCATCGGTTGCCATTCCTTTAAGTTTCGCTTCTAAGGCTTCATTTGTAATAAATGATTTTTGAGCCTCTTCAATCGTGCCTAAATAATCCCTTTGGATTTCTACTTGCTTTTCAGCTTCTAATTCGTTAAACGAGGCTTCTGTATAGCCTTTTGATGTAACGAACTTTAAAAAATTTTTGTTCATTTTGTTGTTAAATTAAAAAATTAATACTCGTTTTGCTTTTTGAGTAGCTTCCGCTGGCTCTATTTTATTTGAAGTGTCATCATTAACGGCTTCGTTTTTTTCTTCTACTAATAAAGTTGGTGTTACTTGGTTTGAACCAACAACAACCGCCGACCCCTCTATTGCTTTTGCTTCTGTAACTGCAAAGAAATAGCCTTGTTCTTCTGCTTTTTCTTTATTCGCTATTTGGTCAATATATTTATCCCATACTGCTTTTTCTTCTGCATAGTAATTTTCATTGCTATTTATAGCCATTTCAAGTTTTACATATCTCATGCCAACTGAATGATTTTTTACAAACCCCTTTTGATATTGTTCAAACATAAAAGGGTTTCGTTCTTTTGTTATTTCAGTTTCAAAAATCAATGCTTCAAGTTCTTTGCCGTTATAATCATAAGGCTCGGTATAGGCTGTGATTTTATCAGAAATAATTTTATCAAACTTCATTTGATGTTCTTGCAATAAGAAAAGGTTTTTGTTTTCTTTTATGGTTTTTTTCCACAAACCTTTTATATGAACATCGTTATGACTATCTAAAATATTTGTTGTATTAATAACAACTTTTAATTTTAACTTTGTTGGATCTGCTTTTGCTTCTCCAGTTTCTTTGTTAACAACATCAATTTGTTGTGTGGTGGCTTCTAAAACAACCGCATCAGCATATTTTAAAGTAGCTTTTTTTTCAGCTATTAAAATATGTTTGTTGTCTTTAAGTTTTTTAAAATCAATCATTTTTCTACTATTTTATTATTCAACAATATTGACTTTTTGCGCTCCAAATCTTGACGCATTTTTATTGGTAAATCTGACTTTAACATCAAATCTATTTTTTTAATTTCCGCTTCCATTTAAAACCTCATTTAATTTTTGGTTAATATCAACTCCCAACTCTTGCGCTATTTTTAAACTTTCAAGGTTTAATTTTAATTGCTCAGCATTTTCTTTTCTTAACACACCCATAAATGGTAAATGGTTGAAGTCCGCTCTTACTTCCTCATTTTTACCCAAATCAAACTCCAATACGTCTGTTAATTTTTGAAGCTTTGGTTGAATAGCCATTGTGATTAATTGTACAAATGCTTTTTGTTTAGCCTCGCCTTGACTTGACAATCCTTGTCCTCTATCTGCAACCAACTCAATTGGCACGTTAAAATAAACTGCTAATAATACTAAATCATTACTTATTGCTTCGTCAATACCCAATGACTTGAAATTATCAACCATTCGTTTTAATTCAAGGTCTGATTTTCCTGAGACGTGCAAACTTCTAGTTGACAATAATTTCTTTTCAATATCCTCTCGCTCCGTTGGTGAAAGTCCATTAACTTGCAACTGCATATCGTCTTTTCCCGCCTTTTGAAATAATAAGAACTTTTGTAAAAAGTGTAAATTTATATTTTTGCTGTCAAGTCCGCTTTCGCTATTGCCAACAATTTTACGAATAGCCTCGAGTGATTTCTCATTCTTATACCAATATTCAGTCGGTGGCTCGTTATGTATGATAATTACATCTTTTAACTTAATCTCTTGCTTTTTATCACCATAATAAATAATATGATTTTCTTTTGGCAAATTTTCGCTAAATATTAATTTCTTTTCAAAGTCATCAAAATACTTTTTTGTTTTTTGGTCGAACTCTTTATAATCTAAAAAGTAATGAGCGTTAAAACTTCCTAATGGGTTTTTATATAAATAAACCGTACCTAAACTAATACGATAAAGGTAATCCTCAATAAAATCAGTCCAGCTTTGAAAAGCATTCGGCTTGCTTTGATAAGTATAAAGATAATTTTTTTCTTTTAACTTATTATTTTCGTATAGATTAATATTGGCTAATTTACCAGTATCTGCTATAATTTTAATAACAGTTTTTAAAGCATATTGATTAATGCTATAATCAACATACTCCGCCTTACTGCTTTTCATTTCATAATGCCAATTACCATTTCTGTCACGAGTGACTGATAAAGGTTTATTGAAATTGCGAACCCATGAGAGTAAACCCATTTAATGTATAAATTTAGGCAAATATACAAATTTTTTTAATATGCAAACAATTTAACATAAAATTATTAAATAAAAAAACCCACCTATAAAAAGTGGGTTTAGTGTTTAACTCAAAAAAAATTATTTTTAACTATACTTAATCAATCCTGCTTTGTATAAATAAAGTGCTATATTTCTGCTACAATCAATTGAATGATTATTCTTATCAATATACTTGCCATCAATAAACCCCTCTCGGTCGCTGTCGTTTGTGTAATTGTTAACCTCAAAGTCTATATTTTCACCAATATAAAAAACGTTTATTGACTTTAAAATTTCAATGCCTAAATGTATGCTATTTGGTGCTTTTAATGCTGGCACGACATTATAACCATTGTCTAATAATTTTGCAATCTTAAAATTATTTGATGAGTAGTTGTTTTTAGCCCCTCCATTGTCGCAAATTGTAAACATATTTTTACGGTGGTTAATTAAATTTGCTATGTATAACAATATTGATCCATCGTCTTTTTTATAATTCACGTTGTTGTCAAGTTCTGCTAAAACATCATTTTCAGATTTGTACAAAATTTCTCTTAAATATAAATTTTGCGTGCCATCATCTAAAACTTCATACTTCCAATTTATAACCGCCATTGGGTCTGAAGTTCCGAAGTCAATTGATGAGTTTTCTTTGCTTTGAACTTGTAAGTAAGTTGATAGGTCAATTTCTTTCCAGTCTTTAAATACTTGACCCTCGACTTCTTTAACCCATTCGCCCAATACTACATGATTATATTTCTTTTTATTTTTTTCTTTAAGTTTGCTGTAATAAGCTAAAATATTTGTAGGCACTAAACTTGTAGGCAAATCTAAATAAGACGTGTGTATAAACATCACGTTGTCAACTATTGTGTTTTCTCCACCTCTTAAGCCTTTTTCTTTATAGAACTGCTTAAAAATCCAATGCTGAACGCTTGATGGATTTAACGATAAAATAGTTATATTTCTTTTATTTAAACTTCTTATTGATAAAAATACCTTTTCAAAAGTTTCATAATCTGGCATTTCGTCTGCTTCATCAACCACAAAAGCATTAAACTGCTCCAAAGATTTAAGGTTTGCTGTTTGTTGATAAGAGCCTGTTTTTATACCTTTAAAAGCTATGCGTTCCTTTCCTCGTTCAATGTGTGTAATGGTGTTGTTAACATACCTTTCAAAACCTAATAACTTAATTTTATCATCAACATTTGGCTTAATACTATCTACAATTGAAACGTTTGTGTATCTTGTGAATAGTACAGAATAATCATAGTTAACGAGTGCTATTGTTGACCACAAACCAATATTATAAGACTTTGCAGAGTAACGCCCACCTGTAATAATAACCGTATCAACCTCTGGATGTTTCCCCTCTAATAGCTGAAATAATGGTAAATACTTAGGGTGTATAACAACATCACTCATTTTTTGGTGCTTCAAATATGATTTTTGGCGGTTGGTTTATTGTTTGTCCATCTGTGGTGTGGTCTATTTGTTGTTTGTCTCCAAACATTTTAGGATAAAATTTAGCCATTTTCCATTTAATTGTTTGGGCTAAAGTGTTATATGTAGATGGGTCTATTTCTTTACTTAAAAGCATTTCTTTTAATTCGTCAAGTTCATTATCTAAACTTTCCGCCTTGTCTTGTATGCTGTTTATATACAGGTTGTATAATTCTTTGTGTTCACGCTTCCAACGACACCATGTAGAAAAATCAGGATATGAGTTCTTTTGTTTTAAAACTGCTTTGATATTTAAACCATCAGCAACTTGTAAACATATTTCTTCACACATTAAAAAATCATACTCACTTAGTCGTGCCATTATTAAAAATCTTATCTAAAAATATTAAATCATCTTTTGAAACGTCATTAATAGTTGCGTCAATTTTTACCTCTTGGTTTACAAAAAATCCTGTTTCCGTTACCCAAGTTGTTTTGACAAATATTTTACCCTTTTGCCATTGTTGGCTAATAAAATCACCATGATAATGCTTTTTAAACTCCTCGAAGCCTAAAGATACTAATTCCGACATTGTGAGGTGTGTGGTCATGGTTTCTGTTTTTTATTAAATAAACGTCTTATAACATATCCTCGAATAAACGATACAATAAAAAAAACAAAAGTAATAAATATATTTTGATTAATACTAACTTTTATATTCAAAAGTGGATAAATCCACAATTGAATTAAAAAAGACGTTAACAAACCAACTACGACATTGGTAACGCTTTCAAGTGCTGAGTGCTTTTTACTTTGCATTATTTCAATATTTTGTTAACTATTCCGTTTAAACTTTGCGGGTCTTTTTTATACGCTTGGTAAATATACACAATTGCTGGCATATCTTGAACCTCAACCTTTGATATCTCATTTATAAAGTTATCCATTGCGTTGTAAATTGTCATCATTTCGCTGTTTGCCTTTTCGTCTGCGAGGTCAAAATGACTTTCTGAAAAACGTATCAGATCAGGTTTTAAATTTTTTACCTTGTTTTTTAGTGCGAAAGGTAGCACGAATTTAGTCTGTAATTCGTGCAACTCATTTGCTAATATTTGAGATAAGAAAATTGATTTTATCATTTTAGAATAAAGTTTCTTGTTTAACTTGTGTTGAATTAAAACGCTTTTCAGCATCTTGTAAGTTTAATTTTGCTTGTTTAAAATAACTATCTTTTAACTCTATGCCTATTGCTTTACGCCCCATTGAAACAGGACTATAAACCTCACTACCTACTCCCATAAATGGAGTTAAAACAACCTCGTCTGGGTTTGAATATAATTCAATTAATCTGTCAATTACATCTAATTGAAGCGGGTGTACGTGCTTTTCGTCATCTTCTTCTTTGCTATCCTTAAAAGGCAGTACGTTGTCAATTCTAATATCATCCCAAACGCTTGATGCGTAACGTTGCCAAATGTAATGATTTAATTTTGTAATTTTGTCAACCTCGTTAATATTGTTTAGGTGTTCCCAAAGTTCAACCTCGTTTAAATTTGAGTTGTTTGCATTATTCCACGCTCTTAAAATGTTAGGTAAAATTGGAACTTCACCAGCATAATGATTAATTCCAAACGGATGTGTTACGGGTGTTTTGTTTTCGCCTTTTTTAGTAAATACTAAAACATAATCAGGCATTGCAGTAAAACATCTTGTACTATCTTCAACTATAAATTTATGCATTAAAGACTGTACCATTGTACGCATACGAACTTTTAAAGGCTCTTTCCAAATAGTGATACGGTTACGATATTCAAAACCGTACTTATTGTGTATTCTTATTATTTCATTTGGAAAATCCCAAAGTCTGCAAGTATTATCAAATACATCAGTACAATGTACAGCAGTTATACGACCAGCTTTTGTTACTCTTGCAATTTCTTTTACTAAAAATTCGTATTGCTCTAAAAATTGCTCTTTGCTTTCACAATTTGACATATCGTGTTCACTACTTGAGTAGTTATATAATCCTGCAAATGGTGGACTATAAACGCTTAAATCTACGCTTTCATTTGGTAGTGTAGGCATTACTAACATACAATCTGAATTATAGATTGCGTAACGGTCTGTTACAATTTGGTCTTTTACTTGATTTTCCATTTTTATAAAAATTTAGGTGTTATTATTTGTTTGTTAAATTCTTTTACTTTGTTTTCAAAACTACGATTAACATTTTCAGTTAAGTTTTTATGTAGTTGTATTGCTTTTTGTGTTTTTTGCTCCAACGCTTCTAAAACCCTTGTTTGTCCGTCTGAAATTACCATATCAATAGTAACATCATTCTTTTGACCAAACCTCCAAAAACGTCTTATAGCTTGGTAATATTGTTCATAACTCCACGTTGGAAAAAATACAGAATGATTACAATGTTGCCAATTTAAACCCATTGAAGTCATTTTTGCTTTTGTGATTAATCTTTCTATTTCTCCATTTGCAAACGCTAATAGTATTTCTTCTTTTTTTTCTATGCTTTGACTTCCAATTATCTCAACTGCATTTTTATCTGAATGTTTTAATATTGAACTTTCGTTGTTGGTATTACACCAATAAACCGACGTTTTACCTTGTGCTAATTCAATAGCTTTTTCACATCTTTTTTCTTCTGTTTGCTTTTGCTCATGTCTAACTTCTGTCATTGACTTTGCTATCGGTGTAAACATTTGTATTTGTCCGTTTACATCTATTAAAGATTGGTTTTCTACAATATGCCTATTAATAACAAGTTCAGGCAAATTATACCTTTCATTGCTAAATCCTAAATCGCTCGGCATTTTAGCCATAATTGACCATTGATTAACCCACGCAAAGAAATCCTTTTCGGCATGAGGTTTTAGATAAAACTTTTCGCCAATATTTCTATTATTGCTATCTACGCTATTTTGGTTATTTTTAAAAAACTTGCCTAACATATCCATATAACCCATATATCCTAATGCTTCGGAACTTGTACCTAATTCTATAAAGTCATTCGGGCTTGGTGTGGCTGTGCTTAAAAATCTAAATGGTATCTTTTTTACAAAAGTAGTTACCTCTTGTTTAATTTTACCATCAAAATTTTTAAGTATTGAACTTTCGTCTAAAATTACACCCTCGAAATCCTTTTCACTAAAATAGTGCAAACGCTCATAATTGCATACTACTATTTTTTTTGTATGCTTTCCGTCTTTTGAATATTCTATGTCATCAATACCTAATTTTTGAGCCTCTAAAATAAATTGAAAAGCAACTGCTAAAGGTGTTAATATTAATACTTTTTTGTTTGTGTGGTTGACTATGTTTTTAGCTAAAGCTAATTGAACTAAAGTTTTACCAAGTCCAGTATCTAAAAAAACTGCGCTTCTGCCTTTTTCAATAGCTTTTTCAATAACAAATTTTTGAAAGTCAAAAGCAATATCAGGGATGTAATTTGCTTTAAATCCAAAGTTACCTATTGAATGTCTTTTGTTTTCTAAAAATTTTTCGTATTCTGTCATCATATTTAAAGGTTGTTTTCATTTATAAATTTTCTAACTACTCCGATATTCTCTGGCTTACATCTAATTGTAAACCCTTTTGTATTGCCTTTTTTACGACCGCAATTGGCATGACCGCCTCTGTTGTCTTTTCTGTTTGGTTTTAAGATTTGTGCCATTAGTTTATTTTACTTTCAAAGATTAAAAAATCATTTTCAAAACTCACATTAATTTCAGGCAATTTATAAACTATATTTTCTGCATACTTTAATAAATCTTCTACATAAAAAACGTGTATAGGGTGTATGTTTTCAATAGGTTTAATTTTTCCTGCTTTCATTAAATTGTAAATATCGCTTCTCGATATGGATAATATATCCCCCGCCTGATCCGTTGTCACTACTCTACTTTGCATATTTATTAATTAAGTATTTATAATTTGCAATATCAATATCATCCCACTTTTTAATATACTTATTGTGCAAGTTGGTTAACATTTTTCTATCTGTCGATTTTGCTTCTGTTAGTTTAAAAATAGGTCTTAAAGCATCGCATACCTCTTTGTTTGTCATGGCTTAACTATTTCAAAATCAACCTGCATTTCTTTAACCACTTCATTTAAAAATTGTTTATGATTTTTCAAATCCGCTTTTAGATTTCTAATCGTTTCGG